TGGCAAACGACGCACGCGGCTCTTATACGGCGACGGGCGATCTCTTTTATAAAGTAGCCCGCACAAGCGAGACGACGGGGCTGTCTTTGGACGAATCCGCGCGGCTTGCGGAAATCGTTTCAAAGGGGCTTTCCCTCTCGGGCGCGGACACGGGCACTGCCGAGGGCGCGATCTTGCAGCTTGGTCAGGCGCTTTCCTCCGGCGTACTACAGGGTGACGAGCTTCATGCACTGAATGAGGGCGCAGGTGCGCTCATGCAAGAAATGGCAGAGTCCATGGGCGTGAAGATTGGCGACCTTAAAAAGATGGGTGCGGCTGGTGAACTGACATCAGACAAGGTGGCAAGAGCGATCCTTGACTCTGGCGACGAGATTGACCGTCAGTTTGCGACGCATGTGCCGACCATCGGACAGGCGATGCAGACCATCAGCAATACATGGACAAAGACGATGGGCGATATCCAAGACCGCACGAACGTCTTTGGCGCAATCGCTGAGGGGCTGATCTCTGGCATCAAATATGTCGGCGGGCAGGTTCATGCGTTCATGGATTTGCTTGAGGGCAAGGATGAAGGACGCACAGAACATCCCGTCCTCGCCACCTTTGCCAATGGCGTGAAATTTGTCAAGAACGAGATCGATTATGTCAAGGGCAGCATCAAGATGCTTTTTGCTATTCTTAACGGTGATGAAAACGCAAAAAAGCAGCATCCTGTTCTTGCAACTTATGCCAACGTGGTACGCCTTCTTCAATCAAAAATTGAGACTGTGCGGGGAATGGTCAAGACGTTTTTTGCCATCCTTGAGGGAGATGAAGAGGCACGACGGGAGAATCCGCGGCTTGCCGCCTTTGCTGACGGCATAAACGCCGTCAAACAGAAGATTGAGGAATCGAGGGCTTTGCTCGGCGACTATTATGAGATGCTGGGACTCAAGGTAAAGAAAAAGCAAGATGGCGATTTGGACGAGGAACAGACTGGTAGACTTGCACAGTTGCAGAAAGAACATCCCGTACTGGAAAAAATGACAAATGCCGTGACTGGATTAGAAAGAATCTGGGACACGATTATGGCGATTGGCAATGCAATAGGCTCCGTATTGATGGGGGCTATTGGTGGAGTCGTTGATACGATTAGCGCGTTGGGTGTCAACTGGGACGGCGTTTACGAGGATTTTTTATTGGGGATCGCCTCCATCGAGCAAGCATGGGCGAATATGCAGCCGCTGATTGAAGCGGTCACGCCGTTGTTGCAATTTATCGGATATGTCGTCGGTGCAGTGATTGTTGGTGCAATTTATGTGTTTTGTAAAACCTCTGCATTTGTGTTTCGAGCGGTAGCAAAACTGATTGAATGGGTGGGCGCACTCTTGGGCGGTCTCGGAGAAACAATCAAGTGGCTTGCCGACGGATTGACGAGCATCCTCACTTTGGGGAGTGCGGTTGGTAACATGAAAATGCCGGAACATCAATGGGGCGACTGGAAAAATGCAGGTGGCGGCGGATATAATTTGACAACGAACAACAATACGTTGAATGCAACCTACAATTTGCCAGATCAAGGCTCTATGCTTGCACAGTCGCAAAGTGATCAAACCGTATTTTATAAAACCTCATTCTAGGTGGTGAAAACATGCTAAATCTCATGGGAGGACAGTCGAATACATCCCAAGGCGGCCTTATTCGTACGGAGCGGACGCAGATCGGCGATAATCTTTTCGTTGATGTCGTCCTCTCGCGCGAATCCTCTTTGGAAAGCGAAGTTACGGAGAATCCCGTCGAAGACGGCTTTATCATCGCTGACCATGTACGGCGAGGACCGTTGTCTTTATCGATGGAATGCATCTTTACGCCGACGCCCGTGAGTTTTGATGCGAAGGGTGTGCCAAGTTTCCGCATGAACAGCGTGGCAAATGAAATCATGCGCATATACAAGGCAGGCGATCCTGTCACAATCAAGACGCCTGATGCCATCTACAAAGACATGGTGATGCTCACGTCACCATTGGTGCGCAGCGTGCAGAACGGACTTTGTTATCGTATGCAGATGACCTTCAAGCATGTGCGCATCGTCAATCAGCGCAAAGAGGACATTCCCGCCGACGGCACGACGGAAGAAGCCGCAGGAAAGGCAGGCGCTACGGAAACGGATGGCGGCATGGCGCAGAAGACGGACATTGGCACGGGGATGAAGATGCGCCCGAGCGGCGGCGCGTCGCCTGAGCTGTCTACATCAGGTATCGACCGCAGCCATGCGGGTGACTTCCAGACGGGCAACGAGATGACGGCGAACACGGCGGCAATCGGCATCGCCGCCTGTCTCCTCGGCAGCGGGGATTCGCTCTGGGGCGCAATGGATACGGGATGGAAGGTGAAGCAGTCATGGTGAAGCTGGCCTTGCTTGATGCCAACGATTTTGTGCAGTCCGTCCTATTGGATGATGAGCCGTACAAGCTGCATTTCGCATGGAATGATACGTCGAAGGCTTGGACGCTTGACCTGCGCGACAGTCATGGAAAAGACATCGTGCGCGGCATCCGTATTGTGCCAAACTTTCCGCTGCTGCATCAGATGAAGCGGAACGGACTGCCGAAGGGTGAGTTCATGGCGGTCATCGTGAATTTCACGTGGAACGACTGCCAGACGATTGGACGACGGGACTTTTTGAACGGCAGGGCAAGCCTCGTTTACATTTCGGAGGTGGAGAAGGATGCCATTCTGGAAGCGGCAATATCGCGTTAATTTCCCGGACCTCGGGTTTTCTTTCGAGAATTCCGTGAAGATCGAGTTCCGCGTGGAGCGTGACATCGGGCGAGAGGTCAATAAGTGTGAAATCAAGCTCTATAATCTCTCGTTGGAGACGCGAGAGAAGATACAGAAGAATGATGTGCGTGTGGAGCTTTTCGCGGGATACGAGGGCAACGGCGGTCCGATGAAGCTTTTTTCGGGCGATACAGTACAAACGTACACACAGAGGCAGGATGTGGACGAAATGACAAGCCTCACGCTTGCCGACGGCTTTCTTGCCGTGCGTGACAGCTGGTTTGCCATATCCTTTCCGCCGGGTACATCGGCAGGGGCTGTGCTTGATGTCATTGCATCCAACATGGGGCTGCCTTTGGAATATGGCGATGGTGTTGCGCTTGGGAGTTTTGCCAATGGCTATTCTTTTGCGGGACAAGGCTCGGCGGCGCTCGATGAGGTCTGCGGCTCAGAAGGCTGCACATGGAGCATCCAGAACGGCATTTTGCAGATTATCCTAAACGGCGGCATTGCAGCGAATCGCGGCTTTGTATTTTCGGCAGACTCGGGATTGATCGGCTCGCCGGAACGTGTTGTTGACTCCAACCCTTACGAGGATTTGGAGAACGAGAAGCGCAAGAAGGAGAAGCGCGAGAAAAAGGATACAGGCGAGCAAAAGGCAGGCTGGCGCATCCGAACACTGCTCTCGCCGACCATCACGCCGGGCGATGCCGTGAAGCTTGAGGCAAAGCAAGTCGTCGGCTGGTTCCGCGTGCAGAAAATCGAGCATATGGGCGACAGCGAAGGCGATGATTGGACATCGGAGATGGACTTGGTGGAAGGGTTGGATGAACTTGCCAAAGAGACAGACGAGCAATGAGGCGAAGAGCGCTATTATGAATTGGGTGAATGGGGCGATCAGCAACGTACATACAGCGCTGCCGGGCACCATCGTTTCTTATGATGCGGGAAGCAATCGCGCGAGTGTGCAGCCCTTCGGCGCAATCAAGACGAAGGATGCCAGAAGCATCGCCTATCCCGTGATTCATAATGCTCCGGTGCAATTTCCGTGCGGCATGGGCGGACGGGCAGGCATCACGTTTCCGATTCGTCCGGGTGACGGCTGCATCGTGCTGTTTGCCGAAGGGCAGATGGACGACTACCTTTCCGGCGGCGACTCTTCTGATGGGCGCAAGCACAGTCTCAACGATGCTATGGTTATTCCCGGCATGTACAGCGGCGGCGCCACGACAGCGAGCGAGCATCCTGACGACGTTGTGCTGACGAATGGCTCTGCCTGCATACGGCTCGGCGCGGATGGCTTCGGCGGCAAGCTCGCGGACGGTACATCGTTTCAGATTGGCGGCGGCGATCTCGTCATCAATGGTATCTCGCATTCGCATCATACGCATCCGGGCGACAGCGGCGGCACGACAGGCGAACCGCAATAGGGAGGTGACGATATGCCGCATGATTTGGCCATGGATATGGCGACGGGTGATCTTGTGCTGCGCGATGGAGATGTCCTGCTCATCGACAATGCGGAGCGCGTCGCACAGCAAATCCTCATTACGCTGCGCTTCTGGCTCGGCGAATGGTTTCTCGATACGAAGGACGGCATTCCGTATTTGGAATATGTGCTTGTCAAGTCGCCGAATCTTTTGCATATCCGACAGATATTCACGGAAGCGATGGAAAAGGTTGATGGCGTGAAACGTGTCGAGGAGATGAATCTCGTTTTTGATGCCAAGAATCGCAGCCTGCATGTGGACTACGAAGTGTCTACCGATTACGGGCTGATTACGCGAAGAGAGGTGCTGGGCTATGGCAGAAACTAAATACGGTTTGAGTCGCGAGGGATTTCGGCGAAAGCGGCTGCCGGATATTTTGCGGTCGCTCCATGTGCGTGTGTCCGACAAGCTCGGCATACCGATTGAGACGGGAGCGAACTCTCTGCTCGGGCAACTGCACGGCGTCTATGCCTACGAAATCGCCGACCTTTGGGAAAATGCGGAAGATGTCTACAACGCGATGTATCCGCATACGGCTTCAGGCGTGTCGCTCTCCAATGCGGCAGCTTTGGCGGGCATCGCACAGATCACGGCGGGAAAGTCCGCGCCCATCCCGCAGGGGTGGGGC